AACCAGTGTCAATCTTCCAGTCAAAGCTAAAAAAGAAATGCTGAAAAATGTCGGTGATGAATGCTTGTTGATCAACAGCATGGAGTGGGGCAAACACCGTTGGCCTACTGAAATATACTATGCTGACATGGGGCAGATGGCCTATGTATCACGTGCCTATGCTGAAAGACCACCAGAAGATCTATACGATGATCTAGCCTATCAATTCCAAACTGCTACTCGTATTTTACGAAAATGTAGAATATCATAGATAATACTATTTGACTTTAAATAGTTTATTGTTTATAATATAATTCTAATGTATCAATTTATCTTATTCACCGATCTAACCGACACAATCTATGTTTCCAAAGTTATAGGAGCATACAAATGTGCCCATCTCTTGCGTTCTGCCGGATACTCGTGTTTAGTAGTTGATCATCTGCATGCGTGGAATCAACAAGAAATATATAGTCTATTAGATAAAACCGTCGGCAAAGAAACACTAGCAATTGGATTTAGCACTACATTTTTTAAAAATTCAAATGTAACACCAACAGCAGAAGGTAGTGTATATTACACAGAATTAGATAATCATACATTATTTCCACAGGGTAGTGATTTTGAAAGGGGTGTCTTAGATAAAATTAAAAGCCTGAGTCCAACTTGTAAAGTAATGGTAGGTGGGGCCAATGTTAAATCACAATTTCAAAATCGAAATGTTGATTATGCATTTATAGGCTATGCAGAAGCGAGCATAGTTAATCTAGCCAATCATCTATATAAACAAGAAACATTAGAATATGCAACAAAAAATCTATGGGGTATTACGATTTTAGATAATAGAACTGCGCATGGGCACGACTTTAACAATACAAAGTTTTCCTGGGCAGATACTGACATAATTAATACCAAATCTTTACCTATAGAAGTAGCTAGAGGATGTATTTTTAAATGTAAGTTTTGTTCGTATCCTATGAATGGAAAGCAAAATGCAGACTTTATAAAGAATGTAGAAATATTAAGACAGGAACTACAAGAAAACTATGATCGGGTTGGTATAACGCATTATTCCATCGTTGATGACACGTTCAATGATAATGAAGTTAAACTCGATATGATACTAGAAGCTGTCAAAAAACTGACTTTTCAACCTAAATTCTGGGCCTATATCAGATTAGATCTATTAACTACCAAGCAACATATCGATAAGCTATATCAAATTGGCATACGTGCTATGTATTTTGGAATCGAAACATTTCATCCAGAATCAGCAAGGATCATAGGCAAGGGATACTCTGCTGAAAAACAAATCAATACCATAAGAGAATTAAGGAATACTTATGGAAATGAGATTACCATGCATGGTAGTTTCATTATTGGATTACCCAAGGATACAGTAGCCGACATTACCAGGACCTTTGACATGCTCATGGATGGGTCTATTCCTTTACATTCTTTTTCTTTTCAAACCTTGTTCTTAGATAGGAAAGATTCAGCAGTATGGTCTTCAGACCTGAGTCAAAACTTTAAAGATTATGGCTACGAAGATACAGGCACAGTGTTTAATAAGTATATCAAATGGAAAAACGACTATCTGACCTGGGAAGAAGCACACCGTATGGAATTAGAGTTTAGGAAAGTTTATCAAAATAGTGCTGGATATTATCTACCAGGCCAACCAGTCTGGTCATTATTGAATTATGATTATTCTTTGGATTATCTTTTAAATTTACTACACAAAGATGTTCCTTGGTATGAACTCACCCTGAAAAAAGAAAATTTTACCAACAGTTATAAGACTACACTGCTTTCTAAAATTTAGATTATTTCAACCCGACAGTTGTAAAATAATTTAATAAAATAATATTGCGGATTTAAATATCTGATTGGTCTAGGTCCAATGATAAGTTTATCAGCATATTTGTGATGTGAGTTATGATAAGATAAATTGAATACCAAAGGATATGCCCAGGGAAAATCCTGCCCACGTGTACAGATCTTATGTGAAACTAATTCAATGGTATTGTAAAGACTTACTCGATGCCACCACAATGGCATCACTACGAAATAAAAATAATAGTGCAGACCCAATAATAAAAATAATACTATATGCGTAGTCAATACTATCATTTTATAGTGATCGTCTAAGAATTTATACACTAAATCAAGTTTTTTATAATATGGTTCAAAATCTTTTCGGCCTTGCTCTTGATACCATTCATCTAGCTCTTTATTACGTTTTAATTTATATCCAAAGAACCATCTGATGGTGCTATTATTTCGTATTTCATCCAATGTTAAATCTCTAGAGGTTTGAAAGAATTTATGATGATACAGATGGCTCAGACATCCCGATTTTTGGATCGGATAAACCATCACATAGGTTATAAAATCAAATATATACCCAAAAAATTTATTTTTTGGTTTTACAAATTGATGTTGCCAGCATTCATGTATAACTATAGTTGATATAGAAGATAAGAACCAGGCCAATAACATACCAGGCCAAAACAAATCAAATTGATAACCAATTAACCCAATCAATACCGCAGTATGTAGTATCAATGATTGATATTCTTTATAAAATTTATCGATATTTCTTATCAAATTTTGAGCAGGGTATGATAAAATCTCGAGATTATTTTTTAATTTTTGTTTTTTATTAATCGGTAAAATAATCAGATATTGTTGTAGTTCTGCGATTGATGGAGGGAAACTATTTAATTCGAAACATCGAATACCAAATCCTTTCATCCTTAGTAATTTTTGAATCATCCCTTCATCAATCAAAGTCAATGATTCAGACCAGATAAAATCATTTTTGTTTTTACAAACAGCACTAACAATTTTTTTTACTAATTGATAATTTGGAGAAGACTGAATAGCAGAATATGACCAAATTTCACGTTGTTCCCAGACTTCATATTCTTCAATTGGTTTTCCGCTCCAGGCATCAGTTTTAAGTTTAATCATAAATTATCAACATTGGTTATATAAATATTTATATAGGGCTAGACACAGTTAAATAATTACTGTATAATATAATTTTAAATCAAGGAAAATTGACATGTCAAAAATGTTTTCAGGTGAACAAAAAGCTAAATTAACTCAACTAATTAACGAAGGTATCGCGGTATTACAAGAAGTAGAAGATTTGAGCGCAGGCTTGAATGATACTGTTAAAGCAGTAGCAGAAGAACTAGAAATCAAACCAGCTATCTTAAAGAAAGCTATTAAGATCGCCCAAAAATCAAAATTAACAGAAACTAACGCTGATCACGAAACCTTAACAGACATCTTGGAAACAGTTGGTCGCACAGTTTGATCGATTGGCACAAGACTGTCAACTTTATCAAGGATGATTGGCAGGCAAACCCAATTAGAGTAGTATTTGAAAGTATTAATTGGATGTTGAATCTAGCAGTAGCACTGTTGTTTGCGTTTACCGTACCCGATGTGCCCTTGCTACTATGCTATACCTTGTTCTTAATTGCTATAGGTATTAGCATATACACCAGCATAAGTCGTGGTAGTTTTGGTTTATTAGCAACCAGTATAACTATCTTTATCATTGACTTTATCGCTTGGATTAAGTTATTATATAGTTAAACGCCCACCCTGGGCATGAAGAGTGTGTGTGAGCTAGAAGTCGCACAAAAAGGAAAAAGATGAGTTACGTAGACGCATTGTTCGATAGAACAAAAGATCGCATTTACATCGTTGAGCGTGTAAATGGACAAAGAGAGTATAAAGAGTATCCCGCCAACTATACATTTTACTACGACGATCCTCGTGGTAAATTCCGCACTATCTATGATACGCCTGTATCACGATTTTCAACACGCATAGGCAAAGAGTTCCACAAAGAAGTTAAAATCAATTCAGGTAAACGCATCTGGGAAAGTGATATCAATCCCGTGTTCCGCTGTCTTGAAGAAAACTATCTAGGACAGAAATCCCCCAAATTACAAACAGCATTCTTCGACATTGAGGTTGACTTTGACCCTGTCAGAGGATTCAGTCGTCCAGAGGATCCGTTCAATCCTATCACTGCGGTATCGGTATATCTTGATTGGCTAGACAAACTAGTTACCATGGTTATCCCTCCCAAATCAATGAGCTGGGAAACTGCTGAAGAAATTGCCAAGCAATATGATAACTGTTTCCTTATGGAACGTGAAGAAGACCTACTCAAAACATTCTTGGACTTGATCGATGACGCTGATATATTATCAGGTTGGAACTCAGAGGGCTTTGATATTCCTTATATGGTACAGCGTACCAATCGTGTCCTAAGCAAAGACGACACACGTAGATTCTGTTTATGGGGTCAGTTTCCCAAGCAACGTGAGTTCGAACGCTTTGGTGCAGCTAATATGACCTTTGACCTTATCGGTCGTGTGCATATGGACTATATGCAACTGTATCGTAAATATACCTATGAAGAACGTCACAGTTATAGTTTAGATGCTATTTCAGAATACGAACTAGGTGAAAGTAAAACACAATACGAAGGCACCTTAGATCAATTATACAACAAAGACTTTGCTAAGTTTATCGAATACAATCGTCAAGATACTGCCTTGTTACACAAACTAGACTCTAAACTACGCTTTTTAGATCTTGCTAATGAACTAGCTCATGACAACACTGTGCTACTACAAACTACCATGGGTGCTGTAGCTGTTACTGAACAGGCTATCATCAATGAAGCACATCAACTAGATATGGTCGTACCGAATCGTAACCGTGATGAGCAGTTTGATACCCAGGCGGCAGGTGCGTATGTAGCGACCCCAAAAGCAGGCATGCACGATTATATCGGTGCGATCGACATTAACTCACTATATCCCTCAGCTATTCGCGCACTTAATATGGGTCCAGAAACTATCGTTGGTCAACTACGTCCTACAATGACCGAACACTATATCAAAG